GGTTGTATCTTGGTAAATGGTGATTGTAGCGTAGTTATAGACGGTTGTATCTTGGTAAATGGTGATTGTAGCGTAGTTATAGACGGTTGTATCTTGGTAAATGGTGATTGTAGCGTAGTTATAAGCGGTTGTAAAAACGTATTAATAAGTGGTAAAATAGTCTTATTAAGCGACTGAGGCGTTGGTAATAATGTAGTTTTAGCAAGCGACTGAGGTGTTGGTAATGATGTGGTTTTACCAGTCAGCTGTAAAAAAGGCGAAATTGAATGCAGTACAGCAGGAGGAGATACTTGCTGAGGAGATTGCTGTGATTTGTTAGCTTGAGGGCTACGCCGGAACAAATTTAAGAAAAATTGAATATCACCAAATACCTTTGGTAATTCACTGTTATTAAATTCTTGAGCAAAAGTCTGTTTTACTTTAGGCAAAAACCCTACATTATTCAGTGGGTTTACTTGCATATATACAGGAGTTGGAGGAGGTAGAGAACTCAAGAAAGATTTAGCGTTGTTATTAAATGTACTTACTCCTCTAACAATTTTACTATTGTTATAAATTTGATTACTTAAATTACTTGTTGCACCACCAATTGCATTTATTCCTTTAAGGATTTTACTGTTGTTATAAATTTCATTACCAGCACTACTAACAGCATTCTTGATATTGGCAACAATCCCAAGCATTACTTTAAAAATTGCCGCTTTAGCCGTTTTTAATGATTCTAACGCTTTAGCACCAAAGCTATTACCAAAAATAGTCCCTATCGCCATCATGACTTTAGATGGAGAAGCAATACCAAATACTTGCTTAATGGCATCTATGGCAGAACTACCGAAATTAGTCAACAATCCGATGACACTACCAGCAGAAGAGAATACACCTCTACCAAACGCAGAGATAAAATTAACACCTATATCTTTGAGGTTTCCGCCTTTACTAAAAATATTTATAGCATTGTTAATGAAGCTACCTAGCGTCCTCATCATAGTGCCACCAGATGAAAATACGCCTTTGCTAAAAGAAGAAATAAAATTAACACCTATATCCTTTAGTCCGCCACCTTTGCCAAATGCAGACATGGCGCTATTAAATACATTACCTAAAATACTGTCACCACCAAAATCTTTTTTGATTGCTGATAACAATTTAGTCAATGGATGGGCAGGTTTATCAACTTCTTTTAAGTATTCCTGAACTTCTGGTTGCTGGGCAAACTGCTTATAATCACCACCTGAATTATTAAAAGCACGAGCAGCTTTTGCTTGTAATTCTTGTAGCTTTTCTGGCGAAACTGTGTGAGATTGAATGTATGGTTTCCCGCCTAGTCCAGCATGAATATAGTCTCCTAGCGCAAGTTCTTTGAGGTTAGGGTCGCTATTATTAAATGCAAATAAAAGTTCATTTTTATCGTTTAATTTACCATAACCTTGATAATCGTCTAAATACGTTAACCCTAATGATTGAGCTATCTTAGGGTGATTCATTAACATCTTATTGATTTTTGTAGCAAGTTTAAATGGTGTATTAAACCCTGTCATCAAGTTTGTGTCATGACTCCAGTCATAGACATCATTTATCTGTAGTCCCCCTTCTTTGTTGCGGTTATAATTAAATCCCCCTAACGTATAGTGTAGATTTTTAAATCCCGGTATTTGGCTAATATTATTCCCAACAGTACCATCGTTCATTTCCCATTGATCGGGAATCGTTGCAGAAGGCTTATTTTCTTGCATAGCTTTAAACTTGTATTCAAGCATTGATCTATACATCACAGCCATTTCCGCTTCTCTGGCTGTGCGCCCTTGTATTTTATGCACATCAATATTACCTTGATAGTACGCGCCTAAATGTTTAACTGGTTCTGATATTTTCCCCAATATACCAGTATCGCCTAATGCAACCATGGCAGCGCCGATCATTGAGCCAAATAAACTTCTTTTTTCTTTTTGGTTACTCTTGTCATAAACATTCTTGGTAACGTCTGCCATGTTACCCACTGAGTTTTTAATTACGTCATCATAATTGCTTATATGTTCAGAGTTAAACAGGTTTAATTCTTTAGTACCAATGTCAACAGCCCCGGCTAACATCTCACTAGCATCGGATACATCAATAACGCCTTTTTTGATGCCTATAGCCAATCCTGACGCTATCATTAAACCCAATGCTATCATCACCTTTGATGGTGAACTGATACCCATATTCTGCTTAATTTGGGATTGCATTGAATTGCCCAGCCCAGCGATCGCATTAGTAGCAATACCAGCATTCTTGAGTATACCCTGTTCTAATCCTTTGACAACATCTTTACCTGTCTGGACAAAATTAGCTACTGGTGCAAACTTACTTATAGCTGCATTACCTAAAGACGCTGCTGTTCCCGTTACCAAAGCCCCAGCGTTAGACAGGTTAGCATCGTTGCTACCGTGCATATCAGGAACTACTTTTAAGACACCACCAAACATTTTTAACGCTTCAGCGCGTCCTATTTTATTTGCTTTTAAATATTGAGGAAGTACATTTTTAAATGTACTAGCGTAATTCAGAGTAGAGTCTTGTTGTGTTTGTTGCTTAGTATCTTGGTGTGCTTGTTTTAAGGACTTAGCGATCGCCATAGTTCTGAAAGCAGCCGCTACACCGTCGTTAGCAGACCCTATGGGATTAGTAAAAGCTTTTAATCCCAGTGGGGTAACGAGTTCCGTACCAAATTTAGCGATATTAACTAAATGGTCAACAGCTTCTCTGGGTTGGGTAAAAGTCTTATCTGTTACCGCGTCTTTAACAAAGTTTTTGGCTGTCCCATAAGTAGCTTGGAATAAAGTCTGATCCGGGTTAGCCGCGTGGTGTTCCCCAACCTTGTCAAGCATATTTAAGCCTGTACTGGTTGCAGACATGGCAATCATGGCTTTGTTGCTAATGTCGCTTAAATTGGGTATCATGTACGTACCCGCCAAGCCCAAGCTAGATAAATCATTGAGAGGGTCAAATGCAGATTTAACGGTTGTCACCATTTTCCTAGCACCCTCAGACACTTTGCTGTTCCCTTTTTGCATCCCAAAGAACAACCCAGAAGCTATCATCATCCCAATCTCGAACATTATCCAAGATGGAGACTGGATTTTCATCTTTTTCTCAACAGCTTCAATCAAGTCGTCAAGCATCTGTCTGGCAACATCAGACACACCATCAGAGCCATGCTGGATACCTTTTGCTAATCCTGCATCAATATCAATACCTAGCTTTTCTGCTTTTGCTACATACTTTATTCGCTGCTGGTCAAATTGTTTAACTTGAACCTGCGCCATCAAATCATCAAGAGACTTTCGTATTTCTGCTGGAACGCCCTCTGGTGTCGCTTTAATAGGTTTCTTTAGTTTCTCGTCATAAGCAATACCTAATTTGTCAGCTTCTTTAATAAACTTTTTACGTTGCAGATTTGATATCACTGTCTCTTCATGATTAAGGCTTCCTTTCTTAATTTTTGCACCACTAATATTTACAGATATGTTCCTTTTACCAGCAGCGTGAATCTTTGTTAATTCACTGCCAAAGGTAGATTCATAACCAGCGTCTTTACCTGTTTGAATATATTTGTCTACTGTAGCAAGAGCGTCATTGGAGCTTTTAATAAACTTATCAAGTTTAGCTTTGGTATTTTTAAAATCCTCAAGAGTACCATATTCTACAGCTTCATCTACTTCAGTAATAAGTTTCCCATATTCAGTTTTAAAATACTCATTAATTCCGTCCAGTGCTTGCTTGATAGTGTTTAACGAAACTTCAGACTGCTGTTTGATTTTATTTACTTGTACCGCTTGAGCAGGTTGTAATGGTGTTAAATTATTTTGGCTTTCAGTAGCGTTTTTATATTGTTCAGATAAATCTACACCTTTGACTATTCCAGATTTAATGAATTGAATTTGCTTTTTAACTGGTTCAGGAATAGATACAGGAATTAGTTCAAAATCATCTTCAGTGACTTTTTTCTTAACTTTTTGAGGAACGTTTAAAGGAACGTTTAAAGGTGATTGTATGGGTGTTACTGGATTTGTATTAGCCGCAAAATTAGCCAGTGCATTAACAGCATTATTCAGTATTTCAGCAGCATTTTCTAATTTAATCGCTGCATTCTCTAGTTTAATTGCAGCTTCATCAGATTTAGTTTCTTCCTGCTTGCTATTAGGCGCAGCAGGATCGGATTGAGCGGTTTTTTTCTTACCTAATAATTCACTAACAACATCATAAGTATTTGGGAGTATTGTCTTCAGCACTGGTTTTGCTGACTGCTTTCCAACACTTGCAATTTGCCCAGCAGCAATATGTCCAACAAATCCAGAAACTACACCAGGAACACCTACGGCATTAAGTGTACCGCCTATAACATTACCGATTTGTCCAGAAGCAGCATTAACAGTATTATCAATAGTATTATTAATGGATTGAACAACAGCATTTTGAATATGCTGCTTAATAGTAGTATTTGCTTTATTAATAGTATTGATTAAGAAATTATCATTATCAGGTGCTTGTGTGTTAGTTGCTTGTGTGTTAGTTGCTTGTGTGTTAGTCGCTTGTGTGTTAGTCGCTTGTGTGTTAGTCGCTTGTGTGTTAGTTGCTTGTGTGGTGGATGAATTTTTATTAAAATTCCCAATTCTATCCATGCCTATAGCACGTTGGTCATACAGTCTACGGAAAGCACTAAAAGCGTCTTGCCCAACGCTAACAGCCTTTTCTCCAACAGTTTTATTTGCGTCCTCTTGGGCTTTCTTCCCTAAACCAAACAAGCGCAATAGTGAATTAGTTGCAATCCTGGTTGTAGTGGTTATATCAGAGCCAAATGTATCTATAAGGCTGTTGTTAATACCTTTGCTAATGCTTATCCCAAAGTCACCGACAATCCCATCCATAACGGACGTAAATAAGCCTTTACGCAAGACCCTCTCTTCTGTCGGTCTTTGTTTTGATTTCTGCTCAGAAGAGGCTTGAGTTGCTTGGTTTTGTGTACCATCTACTGTAACTGTGGTATTTTGTGGTTGACCACCTTTCTCTGAGTCAAAAGTATCTGCAAAAGCTAAACCAATACCTTTACTAATGTCAGCGATAACACCAGATGACAAACCTTCCAGAAACACTCTTGTGGCTCTTGCCGGAATGGATTTCCCTGCCGAATTTTTCTTAGATCCAATAGCACTAGAAATGGCACTGGATGACAGTTCTTCTAGGAAAGCTCTGGCAAAGTCTTCAACCGTAATTTCTTTGGTAGAAATGCGTTTACTTCCTGTCGCCTTTTCATTAACCGACTGGGATGGCTGTTTTTGACTAGGCGTACTCTCTTGGGTAACACGAGTCTTTTTAGCCTGTTTTTCAGCTTCAGCGGTAATCTTGATATTCTTAGCAGACAGGTCTTTTATTCTTTGTTCAAAAGCATCAATGCTTGATGTATCAACTTCAAACTTAATTGGATTATTACCAATCTGATCGTTGATATATGCAATCTTGTCAGTAACACTATTTAATTTTTCTTCTAAAATATCAAAACTTTTTGTATCAACATTTGCAGTAATCGGGTTATTGTCAAAATACGTATTAACCTGTTTAAGGTGCTGTACTTTAAGATTTAAGTGTTTATTTAAATCAGTGAGTTGACTATCATCAACACTAGGAGTAATAGGATTATTATTAAAATATTTATTAACTTGCTTAAGGTGCTTTTCTTTAGTATTCAAGTGTTTACCTAAGTCGTCTTTTTTCATGGATTTATCATCAACACCAATGGTTAAATCCACACCTTTAAATCTATTCTCTATCAATAATGCCGCTTCATAAGCCTTCTTCTTAGCCCGTTCCAAAGTCTTTTCTAGCTCAGAAGAATCAGCAGATAACTCTACAATTAATTCACCTAAATTCATAATATTAACTCCTATAAAGAAAAAGATTACAGACTAAGAATATTAATCTGTAATCAAGAAAGTAGCAGATTCAAAGCTGATAGAACCGGAGCGGGCAACCGATTGTTTTTGATAATATCCTTAACAATGTTTTCCGTTGCTTGGCTAATCTTGCGGGTATCGCCTCTAATATCGTCAGGAAAGGGTAGCAAATCAATAAACTCCATATTGGGGTCAGTGTCTTTTTTGAACCCGTTAAACAATCCCGTCCAACCGATTGCATGAACCCGTCCCTCAATATTAGCCTGTTCTCTCCGGTGTTGTTCAAGTGCCTCAATGCACTCAAATACTACGTGAATAGGCTGGTCTAAGAAACTATCCCAGTCTCTAAATCTGGGGTCAGAAACTCGGTAGGATTGGATTCGCCAGTAAATACTTCCCCAGTCAACTGAAGAACTGGTAGCTGCTCCCCCTCAGTTACAGGTGCGGGTGCTGATTCTGGTTCTACCTTCCAACGACTACGCTCGTTCTCATAGAATTTGTAGATAGCAGATACAAATTCATCACTACAGTCCTTAGTGTCTTCTTCAGACCACTCATCTGTACCAACTACGTAAGACTTGGTTGAGTTATTGTAAAGAAACCCTACAGTCATGGGTAGATTTTCAGATACAGGTTGAACTCTAAGTATCAATCCTGTGTCTGAAGGTTGATAGTTGCCCAACACAGTGACTAAACAATCGCCGAAGCGAATTACTTGTCCATCCTGTAATGGGAAGTGGGTTGAAGCAACGGAAATACTTGTGGAATTAAAAGGTACTGATGATGTGAGTTCCACTGGGAAAGCTACCCGTTTCTTGATAAACAGGGTAGCCACTGAAATGGACACAGAGGCACTGTCAATAGAACTCAGAGCATTTAGTTCAGTAAAGTCTTCAATGTAGTCGTAAATGACATCAGAGTTATCAACTTCAGTCGCACCATCAGCAGACCGAGTAGGAGAAAGTAATTCTTGGGCTTCTGCAATCGTGACACCACGGTCTACAGAAATCTTTTTAACCAGCTTAGACGCGATAATAGCAGCTTTTTGACGTTTAGCATCAATGCTATCAATGTCCCTAGCTTCACCGACGCTCAAAGAACCGCGTTTTTCTAAATAGATAATTCCCGTGGACTCATTACCCACGGGAATAACTTCATACTTGGCTTTTTTGTTAATTATTGGGCGCATAATTCAATCTCTAAATTATCTTGGGAATCTGCTAAAAGTTGATAGGTTGCCACCTGTTTAACGGAATCAGGAATCTTGACTTGATAAGAGGAGTAGCGATCAGAAACGGTAATTTGCCCTGACAGCCCTCCTCTAAAAACTGCCGCACCGCATAGCAACCTATCCTCATCCATGCGGCAGTTAATTAAGACAGCTAATAACCCAGTGCTATCTTTGAGAACCTTCATTAGTTAGGGTTGTAATTGGGGAATCCGATACTAGAACCACCAGAAGCGTAGTAAGCAGGAGTCCAGAATATCTCATCTTGAAACTCTAAAGTGAAAGTATATTTCATGACTTCCATCTGTGTTGCTGGCATGGTCAAAGCCGTTACTTTAGATGCACCTTCCAGTTTTGAGCCATTGGGATAGGTAGCGATCGCGTACAATTCCCGATTCATATATATAGGGTCAAAGAATGTCCGTTTAACAAATTGTTCTAAAGCAATGTCACCGACGTACTCAATACCTTCTACAGTAAGTTCTCTTTTGGTGCGGACAATAGCAGAACTAGTACCACTACCAGATTGGGCGTGAGTAGTGTCCACCACAGTGGGACTAAGTTGAGGTCCAAGGTTGGTAATCCCTAATAAAGGAAACATATCTTGAACTAATCTAGCAGTAGAGTTAGCTGCAATAGAATCTAAAAGAGGTGCAATTGTTAAAGATATAGTAGAAGTACCTGATAAAGTAGCATTAGCTAGTAACAATACTTCTACTCGCCCCAATGGACTAGTGGGAGCAACAAAAGAAAGGGCAGTACCAGCAGCAATAGTATAATTAACACCAGTAGTAGCGGTAACATTAATACTAGTAGCACCTTCTAAAGCACCAAGTCCACAAGTCAAAGTAGTCACACTGAGATTGCGGTTGTTCTCTCCCAACATTTTTAAGTCAAGAGCAAAGTTTTGGAGAATTACAGTCTGAACCGGACGATTAGCTAAAGCCATTTATAAACTCCTAAGCAATTACAAAATAAGTGTAAACAAAAAATTAAACACTGCGAGTAACACGGATTGCATTGTAAAAAGTATCTAAATCAACAGTTGGTACATTATTCTGAGAATCAGTAAGACTAATAGCAGCAGTAGCATTAGTAGCAGTCCCAGTAACAATACCTAAACTACCATCATACAAGTACACAGTTGGGCGAATAGTCACCACAGAGCCGTTTCTTTGGTACAGTAATCTAATCGCCCATGCAGTAGGAGCGATCGCCACTGGGGTAAAGACTAAAGATGAAGTTTGTCCAGTGGTTGTGGCTGTAGTTGAAGTTCCATTAGTTACTGTACCAGCCGCGCTAATAGCACTACCCAACGTGATAGAGGTAGGGCTATTAACAGCAGTTACAACTGTGGCTGTACCTAATACAGCCCCACCACTTAATCCAGTAGCAAAGGCAACAGTGTCACCAGGACGAACACGACTAAACCCAAAAGGTACAGTTGTAGTTACTACTGGGTTTACTCCTGCGGGTACAGTACATCCACCAATTACAGCAGAAAAGCTTAAAGTAGCTGTACCTGCACCAGGGGCAGCGCTAACAACTATAGTAGTTGTGTTAGGCACAGATAATACTGTTGTATTAGCAGGAATACTACCAGTACCACTAAACCAAGTAACACTATCACCAGGTTGAATACGGTCAAAACCATTAACTGCATTGGTGGTTATAGTAGTGCTGTTTGCAGTCAATATACAATTGGCTACCCGTGGGGTAATGGTTACAGTGGAACTATTGCCTGTACTTGCAGCCGTAATTGTACCAGCAACGGTAATCTGAGTAAGACTAACAACACTAGCAACTGTAGTATCAACCATTGCTCCTGGACCAGTACCAGCAACGGTCAAAGATATTGCATCACCAACACGAACGTTAGCGAAGCCATTAGCCAAGTTAGTAGTAATAGTGCCAGTAGTAGCCAAGTTACAACCAGCCACCACGAAAATTACAGGCGTGATACTGGCGTGATTGAAAGGTAAAAAGTTAGATTCTTCAGCAACATCATCTCTTTCTACTTGCGTACCTGCACTAATAACAGTGTTAGTGAGGTTGGCAATAACAGATTTTAACCTGCTAAACTCAAATTGTGGCATAATTTTTAAGTGGTTGTTAAGTAACTATGGGGTCAAAAATGACAATCCTGCTTTGCTCTAGTATATCAGAAGTAGCGGGAATGTGTGTATAACGTAAGACTGGAAACCGTCTTTCTATCTTAGCGATCGCCGTTGGTAAATTAGAATTTTTTACCCAATTACGCAATAGAATTTCCCATTGCTGAGGCTTATATCTTGACCCGGCACTGGTAGCTTTAGCCGCAACATTAGGGGTTTCCTTGATCAAACATTCAAGCCCGTTACTTGCAGATGGTGGTTGAGATGAACTACCGTATACCCAGATTGAAGGCAACCCATTAGTATAAGTACCCAACTCAGTAGCCAGTAGCGTTGCGAGAATTTTTCTGAGGTCAATTGCTTTCATATTGCACCTCGTAAGAGTCTTTCAGTTCCCCAGTGTCCACAATGTCACGGGGTGAACCAACTACATCCCCACTCTTACGGACGGTGGTGCGTGGCCATTGCCAACGGACATCCTCAAGATTTGCCTGACAAGCTTCACCAAACCCTTCAGACATAGCTATAAAAGCTTGTTTAAAGTCCTCACTTTGGTTAAACCCGTCAGCATATTCACCCAAAAAATCATACTCATCAATAGCAGCACCAACCCAAGGACGGGCTGGGTTTTCAGAGCCATTAGAGAAAGTCGCGCCTTCATGGACAATCACTGCATGAGGGGCAGTCCATGCGTGGGTAGCAGTGAGTTTTCGGGGAATTTTAATACTTTTCCAATTAGCTACAACCATAATTATACCCTACTTGTTATAGTTAAACGACCCTCAATGTATCTTTTTCTTACTTCTAAATAAGTTGCAATTCGGTTTTGAGGTACAGGAATAAATTGCCATTGTCCTGTAACCATACTACCACTTGAATCAGTAAGTACAGCATCAGCAATTAATTGATAATCAAAAATCAAATTACTCCAATTACCAATCATCCTTCCCTTTAAATAAAGAATATTTCTACCCATTTGAGCATCTTCAAACAAAGGCTTAAAATCCTTCTTAGCAGATACAGAAGCTTGAACAATCACAGTAGAAACTGTTTCAATCCTATTCCCCACAGCATCCTCAACAAAATGACCATTACCCATTTGAAAGGTTAATGTTAAGTTAGAATTAAAGGGTTCTAAATATCCAATTGTTTGGTTTACATAGGAGGAAATCATGATTTTATTCAGTAACTTTATTGTCAAATATCCAGAATTTGCGGGTGAAGAAACCAAGTTTAATTTGTTTTTACCAGAAGCACTTCTAGAAGTTGAACTGTACCATTGGGGAACTTTAAAAGACGTGGCAACTGAGTTATTGACCGCTCACAAAATTACCTTAACTAAACAAAGTACGGGTAGTGATTACAGTACGGGAGTCTTAAAACGCTTAGAAGTAGATGATGAGTCTTACAACATTGAGTTACAAAGTGTTCCCGATAGCTACGGACAAAGTAAGTACGGACTTGAATACCAACGACTGTTAAAGATAGTCACAAATACCAGTCCAGAATCAGCATCACCAACCAAAGGTACATCCATGTTTGGGCTTCGGGGAAACAGCCCAATCAAGTGGTCACAGTCTAAATAACTGTCAACGCAGTGGCACTGTTGGTACTTCTAGCCCCGATAAACCGAGGGTCCATCACAAGAGGAAAGCCACGTCCCGCTACAGTGATTTTTTCTTGAGGTGGTTCTTTGCTGACGACTTCCGTAGTAGTTACCAGCCCCCCAGCAAAATTGTTAGAAGCTGTGGGAACAATCGCCCGTTCAATGTAGTTATCAAGAGCAAAGAAGTAATAATCAGCAGGGACATAGGTTTTCACTTCTGTGCCTACACGACCTGCACCGCGCTGATAGTAAACTGCATCAGAAACAATAATCTCAATGTTGGGGTTTTGACCACCACCTGCTAATAATCGTTGTCCAACCACACCACCAATTTCCTGTAAAGATGGAGGTGGCAAAGCAGCTACGGCACTGGCATTAGCTGCTCCTAATTCTGTAATCATCCCTCTAGACCGTCCTACAATTTCTTTAGTGCTAGTTTGGTTTCTAAGGTTGTTGGCAGTCAGCCTAGACATAACAATATAAGGGGGAAACCTCTTAACACTGTTGTAGTAACTAGACAAGTGGCTCACTAAATCGTCAATACCTGTAGCGGTAGTTGAAGCAGACCACACAGCAGTACCCGTCAAAGCAGATGGTAAATTGTCCGAAGGGATTTGACTTCTGTAACTAAGAACTGCTGATGCTCCTGATGTAGGGTCAGGATAGTTGCATTGTCCAGTACAAGCAATCAGCAAAGTTAACACAGTGTGTAAGTTAATAACAGACTGGGTAAGCAGTGCAGGTACGCCTAAAAAGATATTCCTGATAGCTTCAGACGCTTGAGCGTTACCGGACATAGCCAAGCGTTCCGCCTGTTGAGCAAGGTTAAAATCCTCTTCAGTAATCAATCTAGATTTAGCCAGTTTAAAATTACCAAAGGTTTCTTGAGTCACACTAAGGCGTTCTACATCTTGGGGAATAGCACCATCAGTAGCTACCACATAAGCAAGAGTAGGAGTATAAGCCCGCATTTTGAGCAATGCTAAAACCGGATCACTATACTGAACAAAAGGAAAAAAACGATTCAAAGCAGGATCGGGATAACCGTCAGCATAGACTTCGCCAGTGCTAGAAACAGTTGCCAGTTGCAAGTCAATAGCCCGCTGGACTACACCCGGTTGAGAGTTAATTAATTCAATAATTGAAGGCATAAATTACACCAAACGAATTTCAGGATACAAAGCAGCTAGTTGTCCATCCATATAAGGCAACCTAGACCCATAAACATCGCCTTCTAAGTAGAGAGCGTAATTCTGGCTTTCTCTGTACAGCAAATCTATGGGAAGTTCAGGAGACAACATTCCTAAGTTTTCCGGTGAACTAGCAGCCACACCTATAGGCATACCCAAAGGCACGGATACAGAAGCTGCACTAATGGTAACAACATCTGTAACTGTGTTAACAGCGGAAATTGTACCTATAGCTGCGTTGGGAGCAAATACAGCCGCAGAAGCGGTAGCTGCGCCATTAGCACCAGTGTCAGCAGCAGCAAAGCTGTAAAGACTAGTAAAATCTTTTGCCCAAAAAACAATTACAGTGTCAGTAGCACCACTGGCTATAGACAATCCAGAAACCAGTCTAGAAGTATAAGGATTAGCAGCGATCGCCCCAATTACTTTATTAGCCACATTAGCATTGGCTACTGCAACTGTACCAAGATCACCTGCAACTAATGTATAACCAACTGCAACGCCATTGATAGTGATTGTAACCGTATCACCAGCAGCCCAAGCAGTGCTAGAAATGGTTACTCTTACTGAAGGTGCAATAATAGAGAGAACATCAGTAGGTATGAAAATACCAGCAGTATTGGCAGGAAGAGAAATGCTAGTAGCACTAGCAGCAGTAGCGGTTCTGGTAGTCATACGGGGTAAAATCCGATTGCCCACCAACGAAGTTGAAGTACCACTACCAGCAAAGAAACCAGGAGCAAAAGTTTTAACGAGCTTACGGATAGCCCCAGTAGATCCCGTTGCATAGGCTTCATTTAAGCGGGTGTATCGGGTAGGGGTTGTTTCTGTAGCCCGTGCTAATACAGGCAAAAACCCTGATAACTCATCGTCGTAAAGATACGACTCATAACGCATAGTCATAGTATTAATCTATAATTGGTTTAGATTGACCTAAAGATTGAATAATCTGTAAAGCCCGTGTTTCTAAATCAGCAGGATTAGACTGACCAGCATTGACAATAGGCTCAGAAATTGACTGTTTCAGATTAAGTAAAGGTGCGGTTCTCTTATTGATTAATTCAAGATGAAACTCAATATAACCCAAGCGATCGCTCTTGGTATGGTGAGCAATATCATTACTGGGTTTTTCAGAAAATAATTCACCAAACTCAACAGCAGCTAGTTTGCCTTCAGACACCAAATCTTCAGCTTTTTGACGCAAATCATAATAGCGAGATACCACTGATTCACGCTTTTCAAAAGTAGAAATAGCAGTGTTTTTTTCCTCAATAGACTTACTTAAAACCTTAATTTGTTCACTCAGTCTATTGTTTTCATTGGTTAATAAAACCTGTTTGTCAACCAATGCAGCATTAGTATTATTAGCTTCTGCTAAAGCGGCTTTAGTTGCAACTAATTCCAGTTCAGTTTTTTCATTCATTTTTCGATTGGGGTTAAAATTGGGATCTCCCTTAACTGAAATATCTTCAAAATATACAACAGACTTTCCGTATCCAACTGTTGGGTCCGCTGGTATGTCTTCAGAAGATATTTCCAATAGAACTATCTTTGTCGCTTCTAAGAGGGCTTTCTTTGTCAGCATAACGCAACCATCTTTATCAGTAGCGTATTCTGCCGGGGTGATAACACGGTATTCCTCTACGGTATATCCAAAGCTGATACCTCCAGAAGTACCATCTTCTATATCAGACATGAATTGTTCTGCCAAACCGTTCCTAGACAGCTTCACAGTTGCCATGCCGCGATCGCCGTCCAGTCCGACTTCAGTAACAATGCCGATTTTTTGACCACGTGCATGATTTTTGAGAAAAGGACAAGTTTTATTAGTAACCCTTGTCAAGTCCCAGCTACGAGCATCGTGGGATAATTGTTCATCAAAAACGACACTAGCACCTTCAGGTAAATCACCATAGAGAGAATATCTTTCACAGATATTACTCTTAGAAGAAAACGAGAACCCTAAAGTTCTTGCATCCCGATTTAATAGCAAATCAGAACTTAAAACCTTAGTTAAGATAGTTTTATTTTTAGTTGTATTTGGCATAACTAAAACATTTAAAACTGCTTTTAGTTTAACCGTTAAACTAATTATTTGACTTAATTAAATCTGCGAAAAAAGCGAGAATTAACGGTTTTCTTTGATATATTATTAGTGGTGTAAATAATTAATATAACAGTCATGATTGTAGAACCAAATAGCTTTGAAACCTTGTCCACAGAAGGGAAAATAGGAATCTTAATTTATATAGCTCGTGAAAAAGCGGGAATGTCCAGGAAACAACTAGCAGCAAAAATTGATAAATCAGTGAACGTAATAATCGCTATAGAAGACTTGTTCAAAGAACGGGACGGCAGAAGACAGACCATAGCATTTAGTGAGATTGAATCAATTGCCAATGCTTTAAATCTCCCTATTCAATCTTTACTCCCAAAAAACGTATATTGACAAGAAAAAATCTAGCGACATTGAGGCGATCGCTAGATTCACGTAACCAGGTATGCTCATTACAATTGTAACACATAAAAAAATCCAGTGATGTTGAAGTGATCACTGGACTGACTTGATAGTAACAAGGGGTTCTATTTTCATAATTATAGCACACAAAAAAATCAGTGGCTATAATTCCACTGATTCCGCTAAATTCACGCACTTGACTATATTATAATCTAAAGAGGAAATATGAACAAAAATACTGAGATACCAGTAGAAAGTTTCTTAAATACAGATACAACCCTTAAACGTACAGCAATGCTATATAAAATACTTGATAACAGCAAAGAAGCATCAGCAACAAGAAACATCGCTACTAACTTTGATCGCAACTATGGAGATCATAGCTTCAAAGAAAACCAGCACATTGCTAATGAAATCACAAGACGCTTAGATAAAATATTAAAAGGTTTTAAACACCAAAAAAGAGTCCAGCGTTTTTATGAAGCGTCTAAGCTATTTGATGAACACAACTGAAAACTTAGGTAAATTCTATTAACTTACCTAGACACAATTAAAAATATTTTATTTCACTGAAAATAGCAGAAGTATTAATAGGGTACTTCTGCTATACTTCCCAATGGTTTATCAACTAGCTTAGACGTGAGTGATACAGCCTGTTGAGCAATTTGTCCTGCTTTGATTATCATACGTTCCCAGACCATCCTAAACAAGCCTTTACGTCTGGTCCACTTCCAGATAATGACTTTAAAAACTGGGGTTGGTTCAACATTTACCGCTTCAATAATCACATCACCACGTCCATGACAATTGCCACGAAAGTCGTTGGTGACATGAAACAAGGCATTGTAGAACTGAACCATCATCATGCCACCGTGATCTGGCATACACTCAAAACTGGAAACATTTTCTGAATGTCTTAACTTCCAATTAATTCTGTCTCTGCGGACCTGATCAAATACCTGATAGAAAATCAGGATTTTGGGAATATCAAGCCGTTCCAAAACCGGGGGGGTGGCTGTACCTTGTCCTTCCACACCATTAGCCGCACCCCAAGCCGCGCCCTTGGGACGGGAATCAATATCAAACCAGAACAAACCCCACTGGATATGGAGTTTTCTGTAAGTTCTTAAAGTGGTTTTATTATAAAAAGCACCTTTCCAGTTAGTTATTAAATAATCTTCCAAATATTTGTGAGCGACCATGATATTCACATTCTGGTCCTTACTGCAAAGTAGCAAGTTCTTCCAGTTATTTAAGTCCATATTCTTGGCATTGACTCCATAGTCAACAGCAGCCCGCCACATTAAGGCGTTGAGAATACCCATGTGAGTAAACAGAACCCGGTCAGTCAGGTCATTGGCGATCGCATAAGCCAATTCCCGAATTTCCGCTACTTCCTGTTCCGTTAAAATTGTTTCTACTACTTGATTTTTCATAAACCATGAGCTACCATTTAATTATGTTGTAATTTGTAATGAAATTAGTAAACCTAATTTTCCAACGCTGTAGCAGTTGACAGACATCAAACCGCTACAGCGTTTTTGTTTTTGTAACCATCACACCTTTAGTGTAACACAGCTTTTTATCCCTGTCAAGCTAATTAGCTGGTTATTTGCTGTACTTTTAATAAATTCTCAATATTTAACTACAGTATCTTACTGGCAAACATCAATATCAAGAGAATTTAATTCCAAAAAGACAGTTAATATCTATTAATAAGATAATGTAACCAAATATTTAAACCCTTTATTTTTCAATGCTTTCAAGCTTGACAAGAATATTTATGTTATGTTATAATACTTAAATAAATGTAGTGAGTAATTTATGTTTACCCACTACACTAATAATCTTGTTTAACCAATCTTACCATCATGATAGCACAATTAGAACTGATTAAAAAAGAAATTCAGACACCTGTTCTTAGGGATTACCAAATTCAATTTATTAAAGACGTTTACAATCAGGTACGTATTGGGTTTAAGCGTATATTGGGAGTATCCGGCACAGGTTCAGGTAAAACAGTAATAGCGTCTAAAATAGTAGCGGACGCTGTTAAGAGAGGACGTAAGGTATTGTTTATTGTCCATTTAGATGTATTGGTAGGACAAACTTATGAGAAATTTGCAGCATTTGGGATAGAGTGTGGATTCATTAAAGCTGGTTGGGCAGAAAATAAATCCGCCTTAGTGCAAATAGCATCAGCCCAAACCTTACCCCGGCGGACATGGTGGAAACAAGAATTTATTCCCGACTTAATTATCTGTGACGAAGCCCACGAGACTACTTGGATATCAGTAGTTAGTCAATTGATAGAAGAGAATGATAAAGCCATAGTGATTGGTTTAACAGCCACCCCGTACCGACTTTCTAAAAAGCAGGGTATGGCAGATAAATATGATGTACTGGTAGCTGCTCCTACCCCCGGTGAATTAATGCAGCGAGGGTTCTTATGTTTACCGGAAAAATTGGGTTTAAAGCCCCGTCCTTCTAGGACGGCTTTTTATTAATTAGTTCATCAATGTAATCTCTTAGCTTGTCTTGCCACCCCGTTATCTCCCGAAGTGCCTCTTTTTGTCCCATTCTTCCTTTAAAACAAATAGGCGATACATCAAGAGGGTTGTCACTAGTGAAACCTAGTTTATGTTTTTTTTGAAAAGTCATTGCCAAAATCCTTAACTATTGATATACTAATGGTTATATCACGAAAGGAGAAATTATGAAAGCCAGGTATCAGTATCGTTTCTATCCCACAATTCAACAGCAACAGAGTTTAGCTCGGTTGTTTGGTTGTGTGCGTGTGGTTTGGAATGATGCTCTGGCTATTTGTAAACAAGCAGAAAAATTACCAAGTAATAATGATTTGCAAAAATTAGTTATTACTCAAGCAAAGAAAACTACTGAACGTGAGTGGTTGTCTGATGTTTCTAGCGTTCCATTGCAACAGTCAGTTGCAGATTTAGGGATAGCATATAAAAACTTTTTCGATTCTCTTAAAGGTAAGCGAAAAGGTAAAAAAGTTGGTACTCCTAGATTTAAAAAGAAGACAAATCAACAATCAGCACGTTTTGTAAAGACAGGTTTCTCCATTCAAGGAGAGCAAGTTTATTTGGCTAAAATTGGAAATGTAAAACCAATCTGGTCTAGGGAATTACCGTCTTCTCCTAGTTCTGTAACAGTTATCAAAGATGGCGCTAACCGTTATTTTCTCAGTTTTGTAGTAGAAGTTAAACCCGTTAATATTGATGCCAAAAACCAAAGTATCGGTATTGATTTAGGAATAAAAACTTTGGCTGTAATGAGTAATGGAGAAAAAGCCCAAAGTCCTGATTACTCAAAATTAGACAGGAAGATTCGTAAACTCCAGAAAAAACTAGCAAGGCAACCCAAAGACTCAAAACGCAGTCATAAAACTCGAATTAAAATTGCGAAACTGCATAATCAAATCACTGATACTCGCCAAGACTTTCTTCACAAATTATCCACCAAAATTATTAGCGAAAACCAAGTTATTGTTTTGGAAGATTTGAATGTGTCGGGCATGGTTAAAAATCGCAAACTTGCCAGGTCAATTAGTCTACAAGGGTGGAGGCAATTTAGAACTTTATGCGAAGGTAAAGCAGAAAAGTTTAATAGAGATTTCCGTGTTATTAGTAGATGGGAAGCAACAAGTCAAATTTGCTCTAAATGTGGATACAAATGGGGTAAACTTGATTTAAAAATTCGGTCGCTTAAGTGTTTAAATTGCGGAACTGAACACGACCGAGATGAAAATGCTGCTAAAAATATAAATAAAGTCGGGACAGGGCATTGCCACGACTCTAAACGGGCGCTGAGACAGAGTAAGACTAGCAACGGTTAGCGTCAGTCGGTGAAGCGTCAAGAATCACCTCGCCTTCAGGCAGGTGAGTATGTCAACTATCTACTTTGGAATCAATCCTCCCGACTTATCAAAAGTCAAAACCATAGCTGGGGACTACTCAGATACCGGATTAAGTGACGTAATGAATGATAACCAGGTACTTGACTCAATGTATAACAACTGGGAACGGTTGGCTAGTAACCGTAAGACCATAGCCTTTGCTGTTGATGTTGCTCACTCCAAAGCGATCGCCCAAAAATTCAACGACAAAGGCATAAAAGCAGAACACTTAGACGGAAGCACACCAATACCAGTTAGACAGCAGATGTTTAAGCGTTTAGCAAATGGTGATACACAAGTATTGTCATCTTGTCAAGCATTGCAAATAGGATTTGATTGTCCACCTGCTAACTGTATATTAATGTGTCGTCCTACTAAATCCAAATCAATCTATTTTCAACAGTTAGGACGTGGGTTAAGACCATTTCCTGGTAAAGAGAACTGCATGGTATTAGACCAGGCTGGGAACGTCAAAAGGTTTGGATTTGTAGAAGATATTGAAGTATTTGAATTAACTAAAGGGAAGGAATCACAACAAGAAGCGCCCAAGAAGGATTGCCCTGACTGTAACGCTATCCTGACTAATTTCACCATGGAATGTCCCCACTGTGGCTATTTGTTCCCCAGAGAAGAAGCGGAAAAGCCATTAGGGGAGATGAAACAATTCAAAAAGAAAGCCAAAAAAGCAAAGCCAGAATCAACAGACGATCCACTATGGAACGAAAAAGTAGAATTTATCAAAAACTCACTGGCTACTGTTTGGAGACATAAAATGAAACCAGGCTGGGTGTATTATAAATTTGCCGAGAGGTTCAGTGGCGAACAACCCAAAAAAGAGATGTTTCTTCATGGTATTTTTGGTGACAACCCAACCCATAAGGATAAAGATGAATACTGGAAATTTCTTGTATTCAAAAGTGACAATGACATAGTTTATGTCCGCAGATATTATTTATGGGAATTTGGAGAAAATAGACATGATATTGCGTAATAGTAATATTCTTGTTATGATATATTAAGATGCACCTTTACAAACTACTAAGTAAATCTTCTTTATTTAGTAGTTTTTTATTGTGTGAAAATTCAGTATAAAATTTATTGACAATAAACAAATAAGATGAGTTAAACAGGAGACAAAAAATGACTTTGACATTTGGAAAACACAAGGGTGCTGATATCAAAGACGTTCCTTTGGAATATTTGGAATGGGGTTCTAACAAGCTAGAATCGCCGAAACTGAAGAAACAGTTTAAAGAAGAGATAAAACGTCGTCTTGACGAAAATACCACCAAAGAAAAATTTATTCTGGAGAACATTGATTCCCCAGAAGTATGGGAAATGCTTATTTCAGAAGTAGAAGCTGAATTATGGCAGCAAGAGATAAATTCAAATGCCATAAACTGTCAATATGATAGTCGGACTATTACACAAAAAGAAGTCAATGATTTAGCTAATGAAAAATTAGCTAAGTATAAAAAGAAAATACAATTAAGTCAGTTAGACGCTGACTTTAAACATAAATGGGATTTATCGGACAAGCAGATGAACACTTTGATATCTGCAATTGATATCAATCAAAAGATGTTTTCAACAGAAGAGAAATACCTCTCTGCTGTTGAATATATAGAAGCAAGAAATGAACTTTTATGGCAAATAATGATGCCATAATACATAATAGATTTAGCTTTCTCATCCTTTAACCCACTATTAACAGTGGGTTTTTTTGTGCATATAAAAATCATGAACAAACTTAATCCTAAAAACATCATTAAAGTCAGGGAGTCCACTAAAACCAGGTTATCTAAAAACCAAATAGTTCAGATTGATCTGCCAGACCCTCAGCCCGGAGCGCAAGAACTATTTTATGACAACTACGCTGATGTCTGCATATATGGGGGTGCAGCCGGCAGTGGAAAAAGTTATGCTATGTTACTAAAAGCAGCTAAATATTTAAACGTGCCTGGTTATGGTTCAGTAATCTTCAGAAGAACTCGACCGGAAATAACTAATGAGGGAGGTTTATGGGATGAGTCTAGGAGTTTATATAAACAAATAAAAAACTCAATAGCACGAGAATACCAGCTTGACTGGACATTTCCCAATGGAAGCGCGATTAGTTTTGGTCATGCTCAGTATGAGAAAGATGTAGAAGATAAGTACCCTGGTTCGCAGATATGCCATATCGGTTTTGATGAACTGACTAAGTTTACAGAGCGTCAATTCTGGTTTCTCTTTTCTCGTAATCGTTCCGCCTGTGGGGTCAAGCCTCGCATAGATGCAACTTGTAACCCTGATGCTGATTCATGGGTAGCTAAGATGATTAGTTGGTACATTGATCAGAACACAGGATATCCCATAGAGGAACGGTCAGGAATTATCCGTTATTTCTATCGGATTAATGGAGAATTGCACTGGGGTGATACCGAAGATGAACTCATGGACAAGTTTCCTGACTTAGCAGAAATAGCACCGCCTAAAAGCTTTAGTTTTATTAAAGGTACAGTTTATGACAACCCAGCACTAATAGAAACCAACCCCCAATACTTACAAAATCTATTATCGTTGCACCCTGTAGAGATGGAAAGGCTACTTAAAGGCAACTGGAAAATTAAATATGAATCAGGGACCATCTTTAATCGTCAGTGGTTTGAGATTGTTAACGCAGTTCCCAGTGGTGGTACAACTGTGGCATTTTGGGACTTTGCAGCCACCGCCGCTGATGTTGCCACCAAGTCTAGTTTCTATAGTGTACGTACTAAAATTAAATTGCATCAAGGCACGTACTACATCCTTGACTGTCACTGGGAACAAGTATCAGCAGAAGAAGGTGACTTATCAGTAGTTAAGATTGCTTACCAAGATGGTCCAGATTGTAAAATCAGGTGGGAACTAGAAGGTGGTAGTGCTGGTAAACGTTATGAAGTTTCGCTAAAGCGTCAACTAACAGAATTTGACGCTAAAGGAATTAAACCATTGGGGGATAAAGTGACCCGTGCCTTACCCATGGCGATCGCAGCCAAACAGGGAAAAGTCAAACTACTTAGGGGTGCTTGGAACGACCAGTTTCTTGCTGCGATACATGAATTTGATGGAAGTAAAAAACCCCTCACCAATGACATTGTAGACAGTGCCGATGGTGCTTTTAGTGAATTGGGCAACTCAGCACCTCGAAGTACCTTTGTGGGCGGAAAAATCAACAATCCGTTTGCTTAGTATCTTCCTTGTTCTGTAGCTTTTTTAGTCGTCTGTTTCTACTGTACTCACGCATATACTCCCGTTGCTTTTCCTTCTGTTCTTCAGTCATATTGTTTAACCATCTTTGCCTAGACTCACGCTGCTTTATTAATTGGTCCTCTGTCATGTTAGCAGCCCACTCACGATTAGCTTGCCGCTGCTTTTCCTTCTGTTCTTCAGTCATGTTTTCTGCCCATTCGCGTTTAGCTTGACGCTGTTTCTCTTTTTGTTCTTCGGTCATGTTAGCAACCCACTTACGTTTACGTGCTTTACCTTTTTCGGTAGCGTTGTAGCGGGCTTGAGTTTCTGGATGATAAGTCATATTGTCTTCCTTTCGATTTGTAACCACTAACATAGTCTATCTATTAGACCTTGTCAACGTGCCTAAGAATTATGTACTTTAAGTATAAATAATATTTACTAAAGTTCAGTACATAAACCTGTTGACAATAAATAAATAGTAAGATAGTCTATATATATAGACAAAAAACAGGAGACAAAAGTTATGAAGACTATTGATTTATCAAAAGAATCTCTGTATTGATAGATTCAAATACTTTGAGTTTATCACACAAAGATTTTTCATTAACTGTAAAAGTTAATGAAAAAACAAGAATTTTGGAAAATTAAACCAATAACAAGGAGACAGAGCCATGACACAGTTATTCAACCTATGCGAACTCAACTTCCAATTTCACTGGAAACGCTTGGGTACTCTCAAGTTTATCAAGTTACCTGTATTTAAGATTGAAGTTATTCAAGGATCTACCTTTGAATGTGGGAAAATAGAATTTACTTGGGAAATATCTACTTGGGATATCTCAATCCCAGTTATTTATACTGAGTACATAAAAAACACCCAAGAAGTTTATGATTTTTATTGGGCTGAATACAACAAGTCAGGCGACCCTGACGACTTCCCTTTTTAATCGTGCCGTTTAGTTGTCCCCGGCTAAAACCTTTACAAGGCAATAAGTTCAATGAATACCGTTCAAAAACCCCAGGAACGGTTGGCACGATTGACTAACGAGATAATCAGCATTTGGCATGATTGAGCCTGTTTAAATTAAGTTTAAACAGGCAATTTTTATGGCTTTTTGTCCTTTGGCACGATTGCTTAGGGACAAATTAAATAAGCCACACCTGCTTAGATTAAAGTTTAAGCAGGTTTTTTATTATCATTGGTAGTAGTTATCTATTTGTCACAATGACTAACTACCAAGTCCGATATGGAAGCAACGCCAAAAAGCATAAAAAAAAGTGCCGCAACGCACATATAAGAACCCATGGGATTTGTTGTGTGTGCTTGATTAATAAGTCTGAACAAGTCCATCACTCTAGTTATAGGAAGTCAGGAGACAGATATGGGATTAATATTTTCCCAGTCTGTAGACACTGTCATAAAACTGTCTGTCATAGTCCCAAAAATTGGATTATTGACCTTATAAATCCAGAATGGAAGAATCATAATACCGCTGAGTTTACAGCCCGCCTAAAGCGAAATTATCAACAGTTGCGGAAATTAAAAATTAATGTTAAAAAACCCTCTTGATAGTTAAGAGGGTTTTGATTGCTTTATGGTTTAATCTTCATCTGTATCGCCGTCTTCATCTTCATTACCGTCTTCATCTTCATCACCGTCTTCATCGCCGCCATATAAGTCATGAATGCTGTTAGCCTCACGAACAACTGCGCATCTGCCTAACGCAGGAACGTAAGCGATCGCCTGTGCCTTTCCATCTTTCCATCTATACTTCATACTTTTTCCTGGTTTCGTTTATATATATAGTCTATCACATTAGATATTTACCGTCAAGTGGTTTAGAAAATATTTTTTAAAACCGTTATTTTGTATGGAATAAAGCTTAAATAACTCCGTAGTCAGACAGAGACAAGTAGTATTAAGAAATCTCTCAACATTAAAAACCCTCCTGATAGTCAAGAGGGTTATGATTTATTGTGGTTCTTATTTGCTGTACAACTGCCTTAAAGAACTTACAAGGTCTTGTTCCTGTTGTGAGTTATTTATCAAATCCCTTATTTCTTTGGCAGCTTTTTTACAGGTGTTTACCTGCACTACGTTATTAAAAATTCTATCAATTTCTCCATCTGAAAGATTCTTGATGTCTTCAAGAATCATCTTGGCAATCACCAAGTTATGTATTTTTTTCATTGTCTGTTTGCCTTGTTTTTGCTTATGTAACTACTATAGTCTATCTTTTATTTATTGTCAATAGATTTTAGAAAATATTTTATAAATTCTTAAAGCCCTTGATTTACAAGAGATTGGGGATTATTGGGGTGCAACTGGACAGCGATCGCTCAAGTACCCAACCGTAAACTTGACTACACAAAGATATTTGTAAAAGTTCAGTACACAAACTACTTGACAATAAATAGTAGAATAGACTATAGTAATTACATACTCAGGAAACAAGGGAGACAGACAATGACTACAACATTAAACCAGTATACTCAACAAGATTACGGTGCAATTAACCGGGTTTTAAGATACGGGAAAAATCATGAGTCAGTAGAACAAATAATTGAAGATTTACAAAATGTTAAATGTGTTAGGGGAATAGTCTACCGTGGCTTAACCCTTGACAAGTCAGAAATATCTACCCACTTTAAAGTGGGTAGAGTTTATAGAGATATGGGCTTTATGTCCACATCCAAAAGCCAAGTCATAGCTCAGAAATTCAACTGCTTGGGTGTACCCTTGTCCAAAACAGATAACAGATCGATTACCCTTGTGATTGAGTCTAAAACCGGGAGAGATATTTCTAAGTTCTCTGAATACTTTGAAGAACGAGAAGTATTGTTCTTACCCTTGACTGGCTTTGAAGTTCTTTCTATTGAGAAAGACGGCTGGGAAGAATATACAATAGTTTTGAAAGAAATTTAATTAATATATAAACTACTTTAAATAACTTGTAACCGCTTAGATGAAAGTCTAAGCGGTTATTTTATGTTCAAATACGTAAATTAAAAATGGTACTTGGATCTGATATTTTAATCTGATATCAACAGGTACTACAGCGATCGCTCAAATACCCAACCGTAAACTTGACTACACAAGAAAATCTTTTAAAAGTTCAGTACAAATTATCTTAAAAATCTATTGACAATAAATAGTAGAATAGACTATAGTAATTACATACACAGAAAACAAGGAGACAAGCAATGTTCATTGAATTTGAAACCGACAAATCTGAATCAATTGTTATTGACGTTACAGAAGTTAAAACCTGGTCTCAAGATTCCTTGGTCAGATACGCGTCTGAACAATTAGGAGTAGATTATGTTGACTTCAAAGTCGTCAGAAAACTGAAAGATAGGGTAGTCGCTAAAATAGATTGGCGACCCTTGAAAGTCGCTTATCGTCAAGAATGGCTCACATTAAGAAGACCACCCCGTAAGTTTCTTGTATCTATTTAAACAGAAAAGAGATAAAATTATGAAAGGACAGCAATTTACTTTTAACAACGTTGTGTATATTTTCCACACAAAAATAGAGAGGCATATAAATAAAAAAGTACCGGGGTGGGTTTGCTCACAGCAGGGTACTCCATACTCAAAATTCTTCTCAGATGAAGAATTGAGAGCGATCGCTAATTCCTGATTAAAACCCCTGGATTGTTGCTAGTCCAGGGGTTTCGTTTTTGTTGTGGATTAAATCACATCAACCACAGATGGATACCACTGTAGCGACTGAACAGTTTTGTTATGTCCCTTTGCAGTATCTAGAACCACTTGGGAATATTGTTTTCCTTCCTCTGTGGGTAGCCATAAAGGGTTATTGTTAGCAGTGTTTTTGACCTGTAAGCCCTTTTCAGCTAGT